TGCGAAATTAAGCGCCCATTCGACCGGGATGGTCTGGTTCTCTCCAAACTCCGCAACCCACTCAACCGGTACGCCGTGGTCTGCGTCGATGAAAGACTTCCACTCAATCGGAATGATGCTGTCGTGGGCGATAGGCTCTATGCCCTCGCCCCATTCAATCGGTATCTGGTAGTCGGCGTCTGGTATTTCGAGCTGCCACTCAGCGGGTATCTGGTTATCCAGCGCGAAGTTCAGCACCCATTCAACGGGAATGATCTGGTCTGCGCCGATAAACCCGGACCACATAATCGGGATCTCGTTGTCAGCGGAGACACCAGCGCCCCACTCAGCGGGTATCTGGAAGTCAAACGGACCCTGCCCAAGCTGCCACTCAATCGGAATGATGCTGTCGTTATCCGGTAGCAGCGTTTGCCACTCAATCGGAATGATGTGGTCGCCGGCAATAAACCCGGACCAGTCAATGTGGATCTGGTGATCGCTGGATATCGGACCACGCCAATCAATGTGGATCTGGTGGTCGGAGTCCATATCACCGACACCACCATCCCACTCAATCGGGATCTCGAAATCTAATCTATATTTTCGAGGGTGTTCCTTGGGGATCTTCTTGGAGCGGTCGGCTCTTTCGCCCCACTCGATAGGCACCTGATAATCAATAGACAGTTGAGCAAACCACTCGACCGGGATGATGCTGTCATGTGAAAGCTCAAGCCCCCACTCGACCGGCACCAGGCTATCGAACGCAACGGTTGCAATCCATTCAGCCGGAATGATCTGGTCCGAGCCCATAGAACCATCGTTCAGGTACGGAATCTCATGGTCGCTATCAATGCCGACCGTCCATTCAATCGGACTCTGGTGGTCAGAGGCGAGGCCACCGCCCCAATCGACCGGAACCTGATGGTCGGAATTGGGGAGTCCGATTGTCCACTCAACGGGGATTACATGATCGAGCGCAACGGTTGCCACCCACTCAACCGGAATGATTTGATCCGAGGCCATAGCCCCATCGTTGAGGTAGGGAATTTCGTGATCGCTGTTAATCCCGGCGCCCCATTCAATCGGGATCAGATGATCGCTGTCGATCTCTAAGCCCCACTCAGTAGGAATCAGGTGATCGCTTACCGGCATATCAGCGACCCACTCAATCGGAATGATGTGGGGGGAGTTCATCGCACCGTCATTGAGATACGGTATCTGGTGGTCGGAGTCGATGCCGACAGTCCACTCTATCGGTGACAGGTGATCGGACGCTATGCCAGCGCCCACTTCTATCGGAATTTGGTGGTCGCCGGCGACTTGCAAACCCCACTCAACGGGTATCAGGCTGTCAAACTCAACGGTCGCTACCCACTCTGCCGGAATAACAAAATCGACATTGAATCGACCGTCCCATTCAGCGGGTATCAGGTGGTCAGAGGCAACCCCCGCCCCCCATTCAATCGGTATCTGGTGATCGCTGACAACCGGTGTGTCGGTTGCCGGCGCATAAAGCACTGCCACGTAGGCCGCCGAGATCCTTACCGGCGTCGTATCGTCTGTGTAGATCGCAGCCGCGTAGGCCGACGAGATCCTTACCGGCGTCGTATCGTCTGTGTAGATCGCAGCCGCGTAAGCAGCAGTGATTCTGATGGGATCAGAAGTGTCACCAACTTGCAGCGGTGCAGCGTCACCGTTTGTACCGATACTGAGAAGATCGGTTTCGCACAGGCCGGTACTTACAAAGTTTGAAATTCCTCCCCAACCTGCTGCGGTGATATCGCCATTCGTTGTCTCAACGGACCAGGCAGAAGGTTCGTCGTCAGCGATCCGCCATAGCTTTGCTTTGAGGTCTGATCCGTTGATGCGGAACCGGAAGTACAGCCATTCGCCAGTCACGTAATTAGCAATTATGTCCGGTAGTCCAAGGACCAAGACGGCGGGAGTACCGGCATCATATTTGACAATTTGCAGTCGCAACTGTTGTACGCCAGCTTCAAATACAGAAGCGACGTAACCGGTTTCACTTGCTGCAGCGCCACTGCCACGACCAGTTAATGCGTAAAAATTATCGGTCGCATTTTCATTCAACTGAAAACGTGCCAGCAGTTCTATATCGTCGCGGTTAGCATCACCGTCGATAGCATCAAGGGAGTTAAGGCGGCGAGCAGAGGCAGACCAATCATGCTCAAAGGTAAAGTTATCTTCTGCCTCAGAGTTGGCAGCGCAGGCGACAACGGTTTCGCCGGTAGTTACCCACCGCTTAGTAAGAACGGAAGTCGGGTATACACCGTCCGATGATCCCCACGCGGTTTCCGTGTACTGCGTCACGGCGCTAGGTCTGCAGGTCTAGGCCGAACTGTGCCGCATTGACAGCGGCCTCGTCCCAATCTGTCCCACCATTCGGGTCATTCTCAAAGATATTGTTTTTGTAAGCGTACTCAATGCCGAGCGTCAGATTTACTGATTCGACTTCGGTTACATTGCTACGAGCAATCACCCGAACCTCACGAAAACCGGCATCCTCTTTTCGCACCAGCATCTTTGCATCGACGCCAAATATCGTGCCAACGCTACCGGCCAGTGCGGCAAACCCGTACAGCTCTCTGTCGGTCGCGGTAGCCGAATGGTTGTAGGTCGTGTCATCATCCGGCGTTACACCATCGTCCACGTTCAGGTGTTGGTCAACTGCCGGCGATGCCGTGAAGTCATTCTCGTTGCCAAGCGCATCTGGAAACACTGTCTCGACACGGCAATCGCCAAGCAGTCCGGTGTTATCACTGCCGGCATCATCGAGAAAATAAATATCGTCAAATTCAGGGTCTAGTAGCGCGTCACCCGCCAACTCAAAGTTATCCACCTGGGCCGCGCCGCCATTTTGCGTGTCAACGCCGGTGTCGCTAAAGACCTGAGCCCCATCTACGTGAACATCGTAAGCGCCGGCGCTGTTGTGGATCGTGGCATTGATCTCATAGTAGTGCCATTCGCCCTGAGCGATTCCTAGTCCACTGGTGACATCAATTTGCGTGGTTCCCCTGTCCAGCCTGAGTTCGCCGGCAGCGGTAAGGGACAGGCGCAAATGATCAATCAGGTTATTCCGGAAGTACATCATAATCGTGCCGTCAGGACCGGAATCTACCGTTCGGTAGGCAAAGCCACAAGTGAACACATCGGTTGCAGGAACATTGTGCCAAAGATTGATGCCATTACCGCCAACCTCAAGCGCCTGCCCACCAGCATGGCGACCGGCTTTCAGGACGAATGATATGTTGGTGATTAAGGAATTAGAACTCCAACCGCCGCGTGTCAACTCGATTGAGTTGCCTATCGTGTATTGCTCAAAGCCTTCAATTACACGCAGGGCCATGAGCTAATCCAGATCAGTGAAGCGTTTGCAATCCAGCTCGTCCCATAGCTCGCGCTTTTTCTCCAAAGCGCGGCCGATTGCAACCTTCTCCGCATTGGTGCCGGCCTCTAGCAGCCTCAGTTCCAGTTCGGGAATTTCTTCGTCCAGCTCGTCGCACTCCCAATGTTCGTGATTGCGGTCCTGAGACTCTTTCAGATCCCCGAGCAGATCCACAACGTCCTCAATCTGCTGAGCTGACACGGCGTTCATGTGATCTTCGCGGTATTGCTCCGCGATGATCCAGCCGTAATCGTCCCAAAAGGTTTTGGTCGCAGTCGCCGCTCCCGCTAGAGCGCCAAGCGAGAGCAGTATTGCGACTGCACCAACCTTGCTGGTCATGCTGGTAATCCTACAGGCCGATAACGTGCATATCCGCAGCACCGGGATTGAGCGCGCCAGCGGTCGCATTTATTACGCGAACCAGCAACGTACCGTCAACCTCGCAAAAGATGGGATTCTGAATCACCAGGCCGGCATTGAGGTCGGCATTAGCCATTGCGACCAAGTACATATTGCCGGCTTTTGCGCCCGGTACAGTGATGCTGGTCGTGATCGAGAGGATCGAATCAATACTGGCAAGATCGGCGGTGACTGTTTTAACGAGAGTGGCATTTACGGTTTGTCGTAATTTTGGCATTACTATCTCCTAGAAAAAATGTGTGGTTACTCGGCGGCCCAATTTATGTTCTCTGCGCCTTAACGATTCAAGGTCTGCAGAGGGTCGTTCTCCAATTCGCTCATCAAATAGACTCTTGTGGATGCCTGCAAGCTCGGGGTTCTCAGTTTCCGCATCGCGTTTCAGGTAGGCACGAAACATCATCCAATCCAACATATCGTATTGATACTCGTCGCGTACTTCCAGCAACTTGTTACGCAACGTCCAAGACAGTCGGTTGACCGGTAATCGGTAGGTGGTCAGGTGAAGGGTGCCGGCGACACTTGGCACTCGCCAGAGTCTAAATTGTTTTTCTTCGGTGAACTCGACGTAGTATTCAACAATGCCCTGTCCGGTCGCATTGCCCTCAAGATCCCACTCTCGGTGGTGATCGTCCATCCAGCGCGGCGCTCTTTTGGTGACAACATATTCGTCGCCGGTCGCGTCCTCGACAAATTTCATGCGGTCGATTTTAAGGATGCGTTTGTCGTAGGCGTAGCCCTGCACCCCGGCGGCTACGGTAATGTGATTGATGCCGACGTTTGTGTGCTGATCTAGGATGCCGCCAGTGCGGCGCACTACTTCGGTTTGCGCCTCATCTGCATAGCCGCAAATTTCGGCGTTCTTCCACAGCAGGCCATCATCATCGTTCTGCCACGCGGTAGCCTGATCGACAATATCACCCGGCAAATCATCAACGCGCTGGCGAAAGACGGTGGCAAGTTGTTCAAGCGTAAAGGGTGGTTTCAGTTCGCCAGTGACCGACATTCACTACTCCAAAGAAATTTCTGCTGTCTCCCCTGGTGCAACAAAAGCAGGATCCAAAGCGGATAACAGCTCGGATCGTTGCTGGCCCTTCTTCTCTCCGTTAAAGAGTAACGCTACCTCACTATCATCCAGACCCGGCACGTTCTTAACGATATCATGCACCGACCGGTCGAGCATATCCTGTGTCCACTCGGCCTGCAGCTCGCGGGCGCGCTTGAGTGGATCTGAGGTAAATGGTTCGGAATCACCCTTACCAAGACTGTCGCCATCGTCCAGTAAAACCGTTTCGACCGCTGGCTGGCCGCCAGTCGCAAAGCTATCGCCTTCCTTCGCTACGCGAGGCGGCTTGCCAAATTCGTTATAACCCTCGGCTATCGACAAATAGCGGGCAATGGCCTTTGGATCATCAACCACGCACACATGCGCGAGCGGATCCCCACCATTGGTAATGAGATCCGGTTGCGGCCTGAACCAGTATTTTTTACCGTGAACCTTGGACTTACTGCCCAAGTCTAGGTCTTTACGACCGACACGTTTGTTGGGCCGTGCATCACGGCGCTGTCTACACTCAATCAGCATATCATTGCCCTCCCCAGGCTATAAGCGCCCGCCCCGGATGGGGCGGGCTAACTTAGATTAACTAGCGTTACCGTCGAACTGCGAACCGAGTTCCGGCCGCGAGATCAAGGTCACTGCAATGTAACCAATCTCGCCAGTTGTTGCGACTGTCTCAAACGTCACGACAACGTACCTGTCGTAGTCCACTGCGGCATACAGCGCGGCGGCTGCCGACATTACTACCTGCTGATTAGCGTCTGTCTGCACATCAATCGCAGTGCCAAACAACAACAGGCTGGTGGTGTCGGAAGGATCCTGAACAGAATCCTCGATGCCAATATCAATGGCGGCACCCGTTGAGGTATCAACACTGTCATTGTCGAGGTAAAGATCGACAATCCTGTGCTGAGCAGGCAGCTTGACCATACGCAGTTGCAGCGTCGAATCTACCGCATCTACGGCTGTCAAGAGGTAAGAACCACGTTGAACCGTGACCTGTCCTGCCTGAGCTGACGCAATCGCAAGGCCCGATTTTGAAGCCATTACTGTTTCTTTAGTAGCCATATCGTCCTCTCAATTAAGTTACAGGAGCAGGATCAGCAGCAGCGGTGTCAACCGCCAAGATGCCAAAGTCCTTCGCTGTGCCTTCGATGGTGAATCTCGTTTTCTTCATTCCGAAGATTGAGGAAGTCGAAATTACCACCTGATTACCGTTATCGCGGCTTTCTTCGTGCCAGTCGAAACGGAGCCCGGTGCCTGGTGAACCAAACGCGCAAACGCCAGCTTGAGCGCCCATGAACAGGGCTCTTGCTGCCGGTACGTCAGTTCCGGAACCGTAGTCTGTAAAACGAAGCACTCCTTTATGACTTTGAAGTACGACATTATTGTGCATCCCAAGGCCGCCCTTGAAAATTGGCGACTTGCGACCCTCGGCGGTAGCGGCAGCCTTCTGGATTTCAAGCCAGTTGGATGCGCCAGCAGCGGTGCGGAGATCGAACTCCTGCCACGGCGACATTAGAAGAACGTAGTGTTCCTCACCGTCGATCATAACGGGCTGAATCTGCGGGGTGCCTTGCGTACCACCACCCATCATCACCGCTCGGGTTTTGGCCCGGTCGATAACGTCAGTGTCCATTATGTCAGCGGCGTCAACTGTCGCCTTGCTGGTTGCGTCACCACCGTAGAGCCGGTGATCCGCGTCGGGAGTCTGCAGCGGGTTGTTCGCAAACCCGGCATAACTGGTTGGGAAAATGAACTCGGTGTTCTCGCCGCGTTCGCCGGAAAGGTAGATGAAAAACAACTCATCGAATACCCGGCCCCACCACTCCGACTGTCTGCGACGAGAGATCCGTCGCAAGTCGTGAATTGTTCTTTTTCTCGTCATTCTACCGCCGACATTAACGCCGCCGCGCATCTGATCTATATAAACCTGATCAGTGTAGAACTTGAGATCTTCTTCGGTGCCTTCCTGTACGTCATCGCCTTCAATCGGTTGCTGCCGAAGCTGCATGATCAGATCAAAAGTTATTTGCTCGCCAGCGTCATTCTCAAGCTCCGGAAGCATTTGAATCGGCATCCCTGACTCGGGGCCAACACCCATGAACTTGCGGTTGAAATAACTGATACGAGCGGTATCGACGGCCAGAAACGCACTGAATCTTTTTACGGCTTTAGGATCGTTTAATCCTATGATTGTGCGCGCCATGAGTAACTACCTCCGGTAATTGGAAGTGTTCAGTCACTCCTGCGACCCACAACACCAAAATTGTCTTACTGTTCGCCTGCGAGTTTTACACCATTAGGGGTGTATTTGTCTATCGACACCCTCTCATCTGCGACAACTTCAAAGCGAGCAGACCGACCTTTTTTGTGACGAAGGGTTAAATTAACTATGCCCTCGCCATTCAAAAGGCCCGGTACTACGCCTGCAAAATCAATCTGCAGGGTCATGCCTGTTTTCATTTCTGTAACAAAACTGTGAGCCATCATTCGGCCCGCAAATACTCTTGTTCCTGATCCGGCGTCATATTTGCCAAGGCGGCTTCCAGTTCAATGCCGCTCATACCGTCTATATCAGCAAATTTATCCTTGGAAGTCCCGGCATCGTCAGAAACCGACACATCGGCCAGTGTTTTCGGCAGCTTGCCTTTTGCATCGGCGGCCTTGTTGGCAGCGGCTTTCGCGGCAGCCACGGCAGTTTTATTCGGATCCTTGTCACTTGGATTATCAGCGGCAGCTTGCGCGGGCGTAATCTGATCGCGCACGGCGTTGGCGGCGGTTTGCAGATACCAGTTGTGCGAAGATCCGATGTTCTTGTTGTCGGCATACAGCTCATTCAGAGCCGCATTGAGCGCGCCTTGCATGATGCCAGTCTGAAACTCATCGTTGGTTGACACGAAATCATTGACAGATCGCTGCCAATCGGTTGCAGCAAAGCTCTTGGTGGCGTTGGCCGCAAACTGCGCCTCACGCACATCAGCGGTTAGATCGCCTTGCTCTTGAGTGATGAGTCGGGACTGAGCAAGGTATTCCTTGGCGTCCAAGTCCTCATCGTCGTATTTCTTATCCAGATCCACCTGTACGGCATCGAGATCGGCAATGCGTTGCCCGATAGCTGCCATATCTATATTCCGGGTCGGATGCAGTTCAAGATTAGCCGCGCTGCCGCGAGGGATATCTTTAGCCGAAGCGCCGGCGGCGGCGTCGTCAGTTGAATCGGCGTCCGTCGCACCCTGGGGAGGGGTAGCTGCGTCTTTTGCTTCATCGCCTTTGTCACCGTCGCCGGCTTGATCGTCCTCGGCGCTCAGTGCGGCCTTTTCCTCATCGGAAAGTCCGGGCTTTGAGTTCGCCAAATCCTCATCGGTTGGCGTGTCTGCGGCTGCTGCCGCTGTGTTTTCAGTTCCCATCTTTTTACTCCTTCACTCCTGCGAAGCTATTGCTGAGTATCCGTTTCATCAAGAAACGGCGTGTCTATTTCAAGGGTCTGATTCGGCGGGCCGGGCAATGTCGCCTGTAACGCCGTGTCAGATCCATCGGATTGTACGGAAGCCATCATAATATCGACAGCTTGCGCCAAATTCTTATCGCCTTTCAGGGCGGCCACAATTTCAAGCGCGGCCTGTACCGTATCAGCGCGAGCGCCAGCCGCCTCGGCCAGCACCTTATCGGCCATTGACTCATCCTTGCGAGTCTTGGCGTCAGTGCCACGATCCTCGCGGTCCTTGTCCTCTTGATCCTGCTCGGCTGCTGCGGCCTCTATTTCCTCGCGGTTTGGATCATCCGGATCGGTCATGCCGTTAATCTTTCGGATGCGCCTGACAATTTCATCCTTACCAGGCAGATCGGAAAGATCAATAATCAGGTCAAGAATCTGCATCGTGACCTGTGGATCGAGTTTTTGCGTCATATCCATGAGCTGATCGAACATGGCGAGGCGTATTGTTTCGCGGAAATCCTGTGTATCGACAATGAAATCAGCCTGCGACTCGGTAATCGGGTTCATTACGCTCAGTTGACCCTGATCGTCTTGCTGGCGCTGATTGATGCCCATAAATTCACTTTGGCCGTTATCGTCCACGATACGCACCATTTTGGGCTCGGCGTAGAATTGTTCAATGAGGGAAAGTTCAAGTTCTCCCTGCAGTTGTATGCTTTCTCTCAGATTGTCAAACAGCAAGGCAGTGACCACACTGCCTTGTGTTTGCCTCAAATTGATTGCGGTGCCTGAGTTGGTGTTAGTTACCTCGCCAAGATTTTCCTCCGTTACGCCAGAGGCGCTTTCCAAAAAGCTAATATCGTCATTCATTAGCTGAACGTGTTCGGCAGCCAGGTCGATATTGCGATTGATTTCAAAGGTGGCCCCGCGTTTATGTTTCAGCACACCATCGGGCCGCGCGGCCTCGTCAATGGCTTCTTCCCAATCCTCGAACGCATCCTCGTCACCGATGAGTTGGTTGGTGGAGAGGATAAACAGGGCTTTGGATCTGCGCTTGTTCAGATCTTCCTGAGCATCGCGCATGTTGCGAATCGGGCCATACGGCATACCGTCACGGTCGCGGCGATAGGCCCAAATTGGCGTGAACGGAAATCGGTTGTGCTGGTAGGGGCTCTTGACGTTTTGCAGGAAGTGATCGCCGGTCCATATCGCCACCCATACCTGCATTTCCACCGCATCGAATACGGACGCCAGGCCACCGTCGATGAGAAATTGCTGGTTCTCGTCAGATCCGTCAAACGGCGTACCGTTGACGCGATCCAGTTGATCGAGCAATTCCGGCATCATCAATGCGTGGGGTTTACTGCGAAGAAATTGCCCGTTGACCGGCTTCCTATACCAACACTCGATCAGCTTATTCCTACGCCGCCGGTTTCCGATATTGAAACTCGTATCTAGGAAACTTCGGCCTCGGGCAAAGACAGGGTGAGAACTGCGATGGTCTGCGTACAGACTGGTGAAATTGAAATCATCATCGTCCTCAAAAAAATTCAGATCGGAGTGTCGGGCAGTGCGCTGCAGTACGTCTTTTCGATCAGGGAACATCGCCTCGGCAACGTCCGTATCGGCCCACTTGACGCGGAACAGATAACGCGCATCGCTAAGGTGCGGCTCTTTGGCGAGTGCGTCCCACCAGATATTACGCCAGTGTTCGTAGCGGCTAAACAGTGGTTCCTCACGCGGATCACTGCGTATGCCATCTTCCAGCCAGCCAACGCCGACCTTCATGGAATCCCCGAACGCTCTACTGCGGGCGAACTGTGACTTGTTTACGTCACTGACATATTTAAGCAGTTTGGTTTTCGACTTTGCGACCTGTTCGTGACCGTCTTTGCGTGGCAGCACGTTGAAGTCAACGCGGGTCCGACGCTCCGTACCAAGCAGCCAGTTGATGTGTTGTGCGGTCTTATTGAAAACTAACGGTGCCTGGCCGCGCTCTCTGAGGATCTCCGCGTCCCGATCATCCCATTGCAACCCATCGTAAAAATCGGCGTCGATTGACTGTTGAAACCGGTTTTCAGAATGAGCCGTGCGAGCCTCGTTCCACCATTCCTGCAACTTTTTAAGCAGCGTCCGATTTTCGGAGTTGTCGAGTTCGTGTCCCTCGGTTGGCGGCGTTTCGTCGGCAAACGCATCAAAGCGGGCATCCAGCGGTTTAACGCCGCGCCCGCGATTTTCCATTTGTTCAAGACTTACGCCCATCAGTGAACTGTTGCCTCGATGTGCTTACCATCAATGGTTGCAGAGATATCAGCAATTGGATCCGGTTGCCAGTTCACAGGTGGCATATTGATCAAGTCCTCAAGATTATCGAGAATCGCCTCGGCAATGCGGAACGCTTGCTGCTTGTTTTCAGAGAGATTAAGCATCCTGCAGATCTGCTGGCTGGCGGCTTGCATATAGAAACTGTGACCGCCTTTCTTCGGATCATCGACGTATTTGAAAGCCGAGCTGAGCATGATTATCCACGCGCTACGCGACTGGCCGCGCTTCGGTCTAGCAACGACAATGGCGGGCTCGTAGTCGGCGCTCAGCTCGCTATGCTTGGTGTTGACGTACTGCAGGCGCAGCACAAACTCGCCGTAGTCTCTGGTCTGGTAAATTGTTTCTCTCATTACCTTCTCGGTGGTGAGGTCGGGAAGTCGCTCACACTCACGCCTGTTTCTCCCGAATATCAATCACGTTGAGCCCGTTAAGTCCCTCACGCCTTGGTAAATTCAGAGGCGGATCCTGCTTGGAATAGCTTTGTTTTGCAGCGCTAAAACCAGCCTTGACCGCATGATAAGCCGCCGCAATTTTCGCCCTGCGGCGGGCGCATCCTGAGCAGGCCATTAGCGCCTACTCCGTCTTAATTCATCGGCTTCTTCTTCCTGCTCTTTTCGTTTCCGTTGGCTTAGCCTGGTTGTTGGTTCATTGAGAAGTTGCTGCCTTCGGCGGTTGACGAGGTTGCGCTTCAAGCGTCCTTTTCTAGTTTCTGCAGCGACCGCTGGCGACAACGCTGGTGGCTCCGATTGCCTATTCTTGATAGTCGTTATCACCTCTGGCTCATGGTCCGGTGGCACGTTTTTGAACAATCTTCTTTGAGCAGCAGTCGCCATTAAAACGTCCTCGAACTAGCCAGAAAAGTAGCCAGATCAGTGTTGCCTTGTCTGCGGCGCGGCACAAATGTCGGTGGCACATTGGTATTCAGACTAGCGGCACCGCCAAAATTCCCTGCGCCTTGTGTTGTACCGGGAAGCGGCGCAGCAGTCGGGTCGTTAATTCTGGCAATGTCGCCGGCGAAGTTGCTGGCTGGATTTGGCCTTAATTGGCTGCCGAGTTGTTCGGCACCGCCAACTACGCCGGCACCTTGTAGCGGTTGACCACCGACGGTGCCGGTTCCACCGCGTAGAGACTGATAACCAACATTCGCGGGATTCGGAAGATTGTTGCGGCCATTCAAAAACCGCGAGCCACTCGACCGGCTGGTGCCGGTGGGTGAGCGGAAATCAGCCGGGTTTGCGCCTTGGGTGGTGCCGAGGGGTGAGCCGGCTGGTCGGCCGCCGCCCCTTGGTTCCTTCCCTTTAGCGCCGAAAGTGAGTGGCCCCGGCATTAAGCCAGCCTATTTTGATCAAGAAAGCGCTTCAATTTGTTTGGGCCAGCGATGTGAGATTGCGGTGCTGGTGGTACGTTGCTGTTCAAGGCTTGAATGTTTGGTGCGCCGGGTCCAAACCTCGAGCCCACTGGTGCAACTTCGCCCATATCCGCTGTGCGGTTGAAATCTTGTGAGGTCTGTGAGGTCAGCGTTGTTGGCTGACTGCTCCCACCACTGGAATCACTCGGAATACCGCGACTCGCCAGAAACTTCGGCCCAGGTGTGCGATTGCCTCTCGACCCGGCTGCTATTTGCGCGAGCTGAATTGCCATACGCTGCGCCTGCATCCGGGTTCGCTCATTAGCTCGATTCTGTTTTCCAGCTATTGCTTGCATTGCGGCGATTGACATTATTATCCCCTACGTCTGCTGTCTAGGAAGCCCTTCAAATTTCCACTCGCACCGAAAGCGGGCGGCACATTTTGGGCTAAGGGTTGCGCTATAACAGGTTGGCCTAAACTCATAGCTTGTGGCTGTTCTGTGAAAAAGTCGTCCGGTCCCTGATCGCTGGTGAGCGATCCAAGCTCGCGAAAGCCCGCGCCGCCTCTATTTCCAACTTCGCCACCACCACTCGGGATGCCACGACTCGCCAAAAACTTCGGTCCCGGCGTTCGGTTGGGCTGGTTGCCGGCTGCGATAGACGCCAGTGCGCGTTCCTGCGCCCATACCTTGTACTGCCACGCTAGGAACGCCTCACCGGCGGCTTGTATCTGACTTCTAGCCATTACCAAATCCTTTCAGTTTGTTTTGGTTCAGGAAGTTCGGCAAATTCTTACTCATGCCCATCACTGGCGGCACATTTTGGGCTAAGGTTACCGGGCCAATTGTTGGCCGTTGGCCGGGCTGAAACTGACCGTTACCTTGTTCTGCGAAAAAGTCTTGCGGTTGCCCGCTACCAAACAGATCCTCTATGTGTTCCCGAGGGGTAGGGCGATTTGGGAGTGGGCCGACACCAGTAGGAATACCACGACTCGCCAAAAACTTCGGTCCCGGCGTTCGGTTGGGCTGGTTGCCGGCTGCGATCTCTGCGAGCTGGATTTCGTGAGCCCATACCCTTTCCTGAAAGGCGCGTATCGCAGCACCGGTCATTGCTACTCTGCCCATTACGTTAGTCCTCCGAGCCCTGTATTTCGATTAAGAAAGCGCGACAATCTGTTTGGGCCACTCATGCCGAATTGTTGCTGTGTTGGCGCTGGTAGCGGTGCTGGTGGCACGTTGCGGCCCAATTGTGGATTAACCCTGCCGGGCTGATGCCCACCAAAATTTACGCGGCCAGCCTCCGGTCGGAGGTTGTCCGTTTGAAAAAGTGGAGAAGAAGGTCTGTCGGGCGGTTGAGTCGGACCAGTAGGAATACCCCTTGAGGCAAGGAACTTCGGCCCAGGTGTGCGGTTAGGCTGTTCGCCTGCTGCGATCTTTGCGAGTTCTACTTCGCGTCGATGCAATTGTGCGTAGTGCGCCTCCATCTGCGCGCCGGCGAAAGCAATTTGACCTCTAGCCATATCCTTTATCTCCCCTGCGCCGCTTTTTCTTTTGCGGCGGCACGTTGTTTAGCAACGGGTTGTCAACTTCCCCTTCACCGCTCGGAATACCCCTTGAGGCAAGGAACTTCGGGCCGGGTGTGCGGTTGGGCTGGTTGCCGGCTGCTATCCTGGCAAGTGATAATTCGTGCTGGCGCCGCCCGCGAGCTGCCCTATCGACACTAGCTTGCTGGCCTCTAGCTATGAAGCCACGTTCTAATGGCATGAAAATCTCCCTGCATCAGATTTTGCCCGAATTTACACCGCCGCAAACTTTTTTGCACGGAACTACATTCGCAGATCCAAAGCTGACTGAATCCCCCACCCGGTAAATTCAGTGGGGTGAACAATATCAGGCCGTTTGTAGCGGAGATATTTATTGATGTTAAATTTCTCCAGCCTCGATGGCGCGCGGCCATCGAGCGGCCTGATATAGACAACCCTCTCCATTTCGTTGCAAACCAGCACAAAGCGCCCGAGCTGATACTCGACAACGCTTTTGACAACGATATTAGGTGACGGTTTCTGACTCAGAATCGTCGCCTACGTTGTCAACGTGGCCCTTTTCGAGCGTTACTTCTTCGGCATCCGATCCGGCGTCTGATGCCGTTTCGGCTTCCTGAGAGGTTTCGGCCTGTCCCTGTTCGGTCGGTGACTCACCTACTTCTTCCGTTTCCGATGTTTGCCCTTCGCCTTCATTTTGCCCTTCTTGCGACCCTTCTTCGGCAGATACCCCGCTGGATTCCCCTTCGGCATTTTCACTCTCCACATCGGCGCTTGAATCAAACACCGGTTTCAGCGCCGGCATCATGCGGCCACAATGACTGCAGTTTGTCTCCGGAATCTGGTTTAGCATTTCACAATTTGCACACTTCATACGTTCCTCCCTCAAAAAAGCCCTAAGTTTTCAAGGCGGGTGAGTGCTACATCGCACTTATCGACCGCCGAGTTCATGTTCCTTTCGGCCAAATTTACCCGTTCAAAATAGGAATTTGGTGTCTCCGCAAGATGCGCTTTCTCGTTAACGGCTTCTTCGGGCTGATGCCCGCCGGTTGCATCGCTCATATTGTCGAGGCGATTGGCAAAACTGCAGAGCTTATCGGTCATTATTTGATACGCAGTCTCGGTCTGCTCGAAAAAGTTACGCGGCCGTTCCGGCTGATCGCGCCCTGTTGCTTGTAATCCGTCGTTCATACTTCCTCCCCTATCCAAAGATATCGGCAATCACCCAGGCAATGACTTCTTCATAGATGATCGCCGCTAAGATCCAAAACGCGGCCATGACAGCCGACGCGCAGATAATACGCATTATGTCGTCTTGAATCGACTTACCGGCAACCGTGCCGGTCAGTAGAATCGCCAGAATCCCTAAAATAGCGGATTCCAGCACGGTCATGTTAGCCTCTGCCGCGAGGCTTGTTCCGTGCAGGCTTCCCGCCACTTCTGGCGTTCTTCGGCGCATACGATGTGCCTTTGCCGCTCCTTTTTGGGGCGGCTTTTTTTCTGCCTTTCGGCAAATGTCGTTTCATTTTCACGTTTGCTCTCCTACATCGTCATGTAATTGCCGCGCTGGCGGCGTTTTCGTTTAGAACCCTCACGCGGAGCCTTGCGGTAGCCGCGAGCGAAACATTCCATTGCCTTGCACGGATGGCTGGCCCAATCGTGAAGCGGCGTGTCTTTCCACGTACCATGCTTGTCGTCCCACTCCTTGCGGTAGTGATCCAGCCCATCCACCAGGCCGCCACAATTTTCCTCGTCAATCCAGCAAGAAGGTAGGATCGAGCGCACACTTTCGATGCCATCGCGTTCGGCGTCGATGCGGTCCACCACCGTCATGTTGCGGAGCCCGAGATCCCACAGAATGTCGTAATTGTTCTTGCCGCCGCCCTGCAGGGTGTGAGCGTCGGCGTCCCACGGCAGGTAGTGGCGACCCCAAACGTCATAGCCGTAGCTCTGCATTTTCCCAACGTAATGCGGTAGATACTCGCCTGAGTTGCCGTAGGCGTTGATAAAGCGGTGTTCCAGTCCGACTTGCTGGTGAAAAAGCACCCAATTTTCGTCGTTGTAGCCAAAATCCCAAAAGGTATTTACGGGGTGCGATGGCGAGTACGGCACCAGCCGGATCCGCTTCTCAAGCCGCATGGCCGCCATTTGCTTCTTGTAGTAGGCACCCTCGATGCTGGCGTAGAACGCTTCCTCGGGAGTCGAGGGATACTCGCGTTTCATTTCCTCGCCCTGAATCTTGGCTTTTTTCAGATACCAGAGCTTTTGGCCTCGCGTCAGTTTGCGATGAATGGTGCTTTCCATTTCGTCAAAGTATTCCGTGTATTCCTTGGGAATGACGATATCGGAGTATTCGCGGCCCTCAAGGCTGTATTGGGGGTGCCGCCACCACGGATAGAAGTGAAACTTGTAATCCAGCGGTGTCAGTTGTTTTTGCAGCTTGGCATCGTTCTGGCTGTCCTGACAGAGCGAGTAGAAGTGACCACTGCGACCCTCCGCGGTACTTTCGATGCAGATGATCTGGCCTGCCTCGACTGTGTTCAATGCGCCACTTTTGACCTCTTTGGCTTTCAGCGGCATCTGCGCGCACAGCTTTCCGTACTCGCTGATATGCAGATAGTTCAGGGTGCCGGATCTCAAGCTGGTGCCGACGCGAATACTGCTGTTGTTCGGAAACAGCAGCTCGCGGGCGCTGTCGGTATTGGGATTCATCGACTGGCGGATCTGATCGGGCAGATTGTCGAACGGAAACTTGACCTTATCGCGGAAAATGGTGGTGGCGTCCTCGCGGTTGTGACAGATGATGCCGGCGCGCTTGTTGGGCTGCCACACGCAGTTATCAAGAAACAGTAAGTCGATAAAAGTCGTAAAGCCGAGCTGACGCGCTTTGAGGATGATGTTCAGATACCAGAAGTCCTCAAGCAGCTCGATCTGCGCCCAATTCGGCTTGAACTGGATCTTGTCGCCGCGCTTGTCAACGATGTGATAGATGTTATGCAGCCGCCAGAGCTGGTTCTCCCACTGCTCGGGGTCGGGCGGATAATGCTCTGCCAGGGCGCTGGCGTGAGCAATGGCCGGGTCAATCGGTATCGAATCGTCAAAAATCTCTGAGGCGAGGTTATGTTCCATGTGGAACCTCCGCGTAGAAGTCCTGCAGGAAAGTGGTGGCGATCATTTCATTGAGCCGGTCCACCGTGGGTTTGTTGATGATTACGTCGCCAGCACCGGGTTTTTCGCCGTATTTCTTCCAGTCGGTCCATAACTTGACGCCCATGTAATCGGACATTTCATCCAGATACAGCTCGCGCTCGCCGTGATCAACCGGCAGAAACAGCGGCTTTGACTTGGCGATAATCTCTGCCAGGTAGCGCCATTGGTCGAACATTTGGTCGAGCTGATCCTTGCGATGGAGCCACGATTGGGCGACGTTCAGCGGGTGCCTGAGCGGCACGACAATAGGCACACCGTCAGCCATTTCATTTTGTTCCAGCCACGCATCGAGTTGCTTAGCGCGGGTGTCAACGGCGTGAATCTGTGCCGTTTTGATCTTCGCATTGTCCAGAATCCGCTGTGTGAAGCGCGTACCGGTACGCTGTACCGACACCAGCAGGTAGTCCTTGGCGGGATTGGGCGCGTGGAAGTCGATCATTTGGGGAACACCTTCTCAACGCCGTAGAAACGCTCGAAAAACGGGTGAAAACAGTACGGCATGATGTTCTCAAGACCTTCGGGAGTCGGTGAAACGGGTTCAAGCTGTGCGCGGTGGTCACTGCCCTTAGCTTTTGAGGCGACAACGGGCCAAGACGTATTTAGGCGCAAATCGACTTTTAGCCGTAAATCAGTGAAATAAGCATCCCTATCCGGGCTATCTATCGGTAAATAAAGGGGTTTGTAAGTGTCGACAAGTCCGATGAGCAAATCGAGCTGTCGTTTAAGCTCGGCGGGGTCTTTGCCTCTGCTGAGCCATGATTTGAGGGTCGCAACGGGATGCCGCAGAGGAACCACGATTGGTAATCCAAGATCCAACCAAGTTTTAAGCTCGGTAGCCACAGAATCAGCGATATGAGCGCGATGGAAGTAATTAGCGCTATTTCCTGCCTCTTTTGGCGTCTTGTCGCTCTGCTCATAGCCAATATCCTTAAATAACTTCGTGCAGAAATTAGTTCCGGTGTGGTGAACTGAGGCGATAAATACGTGCGTCAAAACGGAATCTCGTCGTGCAGATCATCTCGAGCAGGTATTTCCTCTGTAAGTGCCGGCTTGACCATTCGCCAGCCAGAGCCACCGCAAGGAACGCACGGAACGTCTTTTGAACCGCCCTTGCCACCGCAGAGAGTACATTTTCTCGGGCTTGGACTATCCATTCATAATCTCCTGATAATACTGGTCTTTTTCAGGCTGCCAGTCGCGGTAATGGCGGCTCTCGATGTGCATTTCTTTGAACAGGTCGGCGCGGCGCTGATCAAACGGTATTTCCAGATATTCGTGAATTTGTTCTAATTTCTGGTCTATTTCCTCAAATTTAACCCTGATGCCGGGCTTCATCATCTTCAACATGCCCTCGCAAAATTCCAGCCAGCCATGCTGATCCGGCAGGCCAAGCCTTAAAACACTGGCTCTGACAGTCTCAATATCGCGCTCAATGACAATCAGCTTGTAATCGCCCAATTCAATATCGACCAGGCTTTTCAGAAACGGAAAGCTGGAATCGGCCGTACCCACGTTTTCATAGCCCTCGGGCCAGTTGTTGTAATAAATGCCCTCATGGCTGCAGTAGGTGTCGCCGCAAGTTAAATACGCCGCAAACCACGCCGAGCGTGTACGTGGATGGCCGGTAATGATGAATTTATTCATTTGGACTTAAAAAACAAGCCGGCACGGAGCAGGCGATCAGGCCGATCTGGCTTGAAATAGTCCCGTTTTCGCAAATCCTGATATCTGGTGCCTTGCAAAATACCCTCTACCTCGTTAATCGACGCCGCTAATTCAGCCATTTCCGGCGTTCTGCCGCCGTTGAAAGTCCGATAGGCACCGCTATGGTCGTAATCACAGCTCTCAAATTGCGTTTTTAACCGATCCCAATACGCCTGATCGTGGCTATTTGTCTTGATCCGGCCTTTACCAGTTCGGCCCTTCATCAGATGATTTGGAACGGCTTAGCCTTCTTTTGGCTTTGATTCCTGCGCCTGGTGAGGTCTGCTTCGGCGGCCCGCCAATCAGCCGCCTTGCGACGTTTTATGGCCTTTCTCCGGTTTATGAAGCCCCGGCTCATTTGGGCTTCTTACAGCCGTAATCGCTTATTGGCGGCGTATCGCCCTCACCGTGCAGCTTATGATCGAGCTTTATCGCACCAGCCATCTTCTGCAAAATGAAAAACATGCCGCGCTGCAAAGCATAGGCATGACCACCTTCCTCGGCCGAATACGTGGACTCGGAAATACCAAAACTACCTTCGGTCTTAATCGTTATCTTTCCCATT